CTTGATGCAATATTACAATCGTACGAAAATGGTGACGCTCCGCGACCTCCGACGATGCCAAGTAAGGAACTTCAACAAAGTGACCCTTTAGGTTATCTGGAACAAATGGAGCAATATCGGCAAGATGTTGAAGCATACAGCAAATTTAAGGCAGAAGCTGAAGAACAAGCAAATGCAAATCAACGTATAGCATACGAGCAAGACCAAATATATGCGGCAGAGCAAGCCGAAATATTACGAAAGGAAATGCCAGAGTTAAATGATCCTGAAAAAAGTAAAAAACTTTTAGAAGACATTCAAACTGTGGCTGTTGATTATTATCAAGTTCCTGTTGAAATATTAGGCAATCTTAAACATACTTGGGAATTTAAAATTGTTCGTGATGCCGTAGCCTACCGCAAACTACAAACTTCTAAAACTAAGGTTGTGGAAAAAACTAAAGGCGCAAGGCCAATGGTAAAAGCGGGAGCAAAAAAGACTGCTAGTGGTACAAAGGTAATGAAGCAGAAAGAAGCGCGGTCAAGAATGCAAAAATCTGGGTCACTAGACGATGTGACTAATTATCTCTTGTCTTAAAGAAAGGACTATATCATGGCCGTGACGGCAAATACCAACGAAACATACGATGTTTCTACAATAAGGGAAGACCTATCCGAAGCGATGGCTTCCATCACCCCAACCGAGACATTACTAATGTCTTCGATTGGAACACGCAACGTTGACAACACTTTTTTTGAGTGGAGTGAAGTCGATCTTGCCGCAACTGGAGCGAACCGCCAAATCGAAGGTGACGTTGGTCTATCCAATACATCTCCGACAAACGCTGTCCGCAAAGGCGCACATACACAAATCAGTGCTAAAGTCGTAGAGGTCTCCTCAACGAACCAAGCAGTGAATGGTGTGGCTAATGCTCAAACTGTCGCAAAACAAGTAGCTTATAAATTAAGCGAGTTGAAGCGTGACATGGAGGCGATGCTTCTTGATAACGTAGCTTCCAATGCAGGGGCTTCTGGTACTGCTAGAGCAACTGCGGGTCTGCCTGCGTATCTTACAACAAACGTTTCTCGTGGTTCTGGTGGTGCTAACGGCACAACATCAGGAACAGGCGAAGCGGGTTTTGTAAATGCGGCGGCAACGGACGGAACATTGCGCCCAATTACTGAAGCTTTGTTGAAAGGCGTAATTGCTGACTGTTGGAACTCAGGGGCTACACCCAAAATTGTTATGTGTGGTTCAGCGCAAAAACAAAAAATTTCAACATTTACTGGTAACGCTACACGCTTCAAAGAAGCAGAAGACAGCAAACTAAATGCGGCGATTGATGTATATGTTTCAGATTTTGGGGAAGTTCAAATTGTTCCCAACAGACATATGCGTAAGCGTACAGTGTCTAGTGTAGTCTTTACACCAGATGTATTAGTGCTTGACCCATCCTTTGCAGAGGTTGCGTATCTACAAACAGCGAAGCAAGAACCACTTGCCAAAACTGGTTTGTCAGAGCGTAGGTTAATTTCTGCCGAGTACGGCTTGCAAGTAACTTCGCAAAAAGCACACGGTATTGTAGCGGACATTAACGCATCATAAAAATAGGTGGGGCAGAAATGCCCCATCACTACGGAGGACATTATGAAAGTTAAAATTACAACTGATAGAAGGCCTTTTGTTAACGGCGAAGCCGCAAACCAAGGAGATGAAATAGAAGTTGATGCTGAAGAAGGTGCCGTTTTATTGCAGGCAGGGTTTGCATTAGAAATAGGCGCAACTAAACCAAAACGAGCAAGAACGGCAACTGGTAAACTAAAAGCAGACGACCCTACAACTCCAGATGTAAATGAAGCTTGGGAGGGTGGCGTAGCTCCGAAAAAGAAAACAAAGAAGAAAGCGAAAAAGTAATGGCAAAAGGTGTAAAACATTATTTTAAAGATGGGACTGAACATAAGGGTGCAATGCACAAAATGCCAAATGGTACAGTTCATTCAGGCGCAAGGCATACAGCAAATAGCAAGCCGTTAGTTCATTTTAAAGATTTAAGCGATAGGGCAAAAAAGAAAGCACGCAAAAAATAAAAGGTAAAAAATAATGGTTGGAAACATAAGTAAAGAAGAAATGCTTGAATTGTTAAAAAAAATGTTAAAGTCAGAAGAAATAGCTAAAGGCGGAAAAGCTTTAGAAAAAGAAATGGAAAAAATGGGGTACGGTAAAATAAAATGAGCGTGCAAACAAAATATTTTGACGAAGATGGTAAAATTGTAATTAACAGAAGTCAGGACGTTCAGCGCATTTTAGATTTTAATAAAGAGCGCAATATAGAAGGGCATAACCGTAAGTCTGATATGAGGCTTGCAGGGTCTATACCTTTTGTTGTTATTGAAATGTGGATGAAAGAGTGCGGAGCAAAATTAGGTAGCCCAGAACTGAACGCTTACATTAAGAAAAAATTAATGTCAGGCGAGTTTAGCAAACTGGTGGCCAATGGATATTAGATGGATTTGCCCAAGGTAAATATTGCTGTTGCCGCTAGTGCGGTGGTGGCGATAGTCTCTACAGTCGGAGGCGGTATTTGGTATGCTTCCTCGCAAGCTTCGATTATAGAAAGCCTTACAGAGCAAGTTGAAACTCTTACAATAGAAAATAACGCAACAGACCGCACAAATTTAATTCGTGATGTAGAGCAAAATACTAACCAAATTGAAGAAATAATTGATTACATTGTAGAGCTGGAAGAGGAAGGTGAGGAAACTTTAGAGGACGTCATGTTAGAATTTGATGATGTGTACGAAACTCAGGAAGGCTTCTTACTCCAATTTAACCAAATTGTGAAATTGCAAGCTAGAGTGAAGACACTAGAAAACACTTTAGAATATTTAGCCAGACGGCCTTCATTATCCGACGGTAGATAAAATGGACCCTATAACAATCCTTGCAGGCATAAAAACTGGCCTTGCCGCAGGAAAATCTGTTGCAGGGCTAAGTAAGCAAATAGGCCAATTTTTTGACGCAACTGATAATGCCAAAAAACAATTACAAAAAAAAGGTGTATCAAGTAAAAGTGTAAATGCCATAGCCATGGAGCGTTTTCAAAAGTTAAGGCAAGCGGCTGAAGCCGAAGAGGAATTAAAAAAATTTATTTGCGAAAGCCTTGGACCGTCCCATTGGAACACTTTACTGAAAATGAGAAGGGAAGTTTTAGCAGAAAAACGCGAGGCAGAGGCTAGGGCTAGGCGTGAGGCACAAGAACGTGCTGACCTCGCACTTACTGCCGCATCTATTGTTTTGCTACTCACAGCGGCTCTGGTTGGCTCTACGGCTTATCTGCACCATATGGGTTGGCTCGACGTTTGGGATTATTTGCCGTGATTTATGTTTTAGTATTCTTGCATTTTATAAATACTGATAATTTAAAATTTTATCAGATAGCCACATTTTCGGATAAAGAAGAATGTCTAAAACAAGCGGAGAAAGCAAAAATTCTAGTAACCCACAACTCCATGAAAGTTTCGTGCTTGGAGATTACGACCCAATAGTAATAGAACATGGCAAAAAATGGGCGGCATACGATAAACGTGGACGATTAATAATTTTAGGATATAATAGGCGCATATGTCAGGAGTACGCAAATGACAGAGTTCGAAAAGCTAGATAAGGATAAAAACGGCAACCTTAGTAAAAAAGAGTTTCAGCAACTAGAAATAGAAGACCGTAGATTAAAAATAGCTGATGCAGACGAAAAAAGAAACACTGAGCGATTGCTAGTAAAAGCCTGTTGCGCGGGAATGCTGTTATACCCTTTTATTATTTTATTAGCTTCTGTTCTAGGGTTCGAAGCGGCGGCAAGTCTTATAACAGATATAGCAAGCGTTTATGTTGTAGCCGCTAGTGGCGTTGTTGTTGGTTATTTTGGTTTTAATAGTATTAGGGATAAAAACTCATGATTGGTCAACTTATTGGACCAATCGCTAGTATTGCAGGCGGTTGGTTGCAAGGAAAAGCAGACGTAAAAGCGGCAGAAGCTAAATTAAAATTAACAGAAGCCGAGGCTAAAGCAAAGATAATGCTTTCTAAAGAAACCTCGATTGCTGATTGGGAGCGTATAATGGCGCAAGGCTCTCAAAACTCATGGAAGGATGAGTGGCTCACAATTTTGTTCAGTATCCCACTTGTGCTAGTATTTTTAGGAGATACTGGACGGCAAGTTGTTGCGGATGGTTTTGCGGCATTAGAAACAATGCCTGATTGGTATCAATACACGTTAGGCGTAATTGTTGCGGCAAGTTTTGGCGTAAGGTCGGCAACTAAATTTTTCGGGAGAAAGTAATGGCTTTTAAATTATCAAGTAGGTCTTTAGGCAAGCTAGAGGGTGTTCACCCTGATATGGTTTCTACAGTTCAAAAGGCTATAGAACGCACTAAAATAGATTTTGGCGTCACGTATGGTGTTCGAAGTGTCGAAGAACAGCAAAGGCTTTTCGACATGGGGCGCAGTCAAACAATGAAATCAAAACACTTAATGCAAGAAAGCGGATTTTCACACGCTGTAGATTTAGTAGCATACGATGGGCCAGAAGTTGTTTGGGAAATTAATGTATATGACGACATAGCTGATGCAATGGCTAGTGCGGCTAAAGAAGTAGGCTGTAGGCTTAGATGGGGCGCGGCATGGCATATAGATGACATTGGTGATTACGAAGGCACTATGGAGGACGCTATGAATGAATATATAGACCTTCGAAGGTCGCAAGGTCGTAGGCCTTTTATAGATGGACCCCATTTCGAACTAAGATAGAAAAAGGGTGCATCGCTTATACTCGACACACCCCACCACGATAATCGCGACTGTACAAATCCTTTATAAAAGTTTTACCAAGGTCGTGCAAGTGGTTTAACAATTTTTGATGCAACTTCACTTACATCGCAATGTCCAGAAATTGAATTAAGTTTGTCATAAATTGTATTTCGTTTTGTAAGAATATCCCAACATTCATTTTCAGATGCGAACCAAACACTAAATTGTAATTCATGTTCTGCTATTGGGTAAACGATTGTTAAAAGAGTATAAAATTCCATTGTGTTTTCTGCTCGTTTTTTTTATAAAAAGTAAGGGGAGGCAAATGCCATTATTGTTTTTCGGTGTCTATTAGTGGCGTTTAATCTCCTCCCCACGAACATTCCAAGGAGCTTTTGGTAAACTTATCCTTTGGTTTTTTATCTTTTTCTTGTCGGTTTCTACGGAAGTTTTACCCCCGTAACTTTTTGTAAACTCTACACCAAACCTAAATGCGTGTGTTCTTAATGCGTGGCTATCTAGTCCTATTGCTCGTGATGCTTCGACTATCGTTAAATGACTAAACATCTCTAATAGTTCTTTAACTTCGATAGCGTGTTTTTTTCTTAACTCCTCCCAAGGTTTCATATTTTAACTCCTTCCTCTCTAAGTTTTTTAATTAATATTGCCATGGCCTCTTTTGCATCTCTGTATTGTTGTTTAACCGATGGCGGTGCGTTGGGTAGTAAGGCTAGTGGTTCTAGCCTATCTATTTCTCTTTTTATACTGTCCCGAGTGTCTCTATCTTCTGGTTTTATCTCCATTTTTTTTATCCTTATGCCTGTTTAATTCTTTTTCACATGGGTGGCGCATAGTTGCACAGCCGTAACAATCACAATCTGGATTTACATAATCTTCTTCGTAATATGGGTGTTCCCAAGGGTTGTTTATTTGTTCCATTGTCTATATCCTTTATCCATTGCTTCTATTGCTTTCGCAATAACTCTATGCTCAACACTTGCAGTTGTGTCGTCAGCAATATCAAAGCAGTGGTTAGAAAGTGTCATTGCAACTGCATAATATTGCTTTTCGGTTAATTCTACTTTTATTTTTTTACTCATTGCATCACCATAAAGCTATCTATGTTAAGGGCTAGGATGGTCATAAAGATAACCATCCCGACTAATATAATTTTATCTTCCCAATCTAGCATTAGAAACTCTCTTTCCAAGCATCGTATAAACTGTCGCTATATTCTAAAGGTGCTGAACAAATTGCTTGATTAATTGCATCGTCAAAATGTTTTTCAACATAAGCTTTAAAACGCTTTGGCAAATCTCTGTGGCGCAAAGTTTCTGTATTTTTCCATTGTAGGTCGATGTTATCTGGGACATAGTCGCCATCTACATCTGCGAAAATATCTATAACAAACTCGTGGCCTCGAACTTCTATTTCGATGTCTGTGGTTACTTGGTAAATCATTTTGAAATCCTCTTTCTTAATATACGTCAAGTCTAATTGGTAGATATGTAAAGGTAAAGGGGCTAATTTGTAAAAGCCCCTTATTTTTTTATTTATGTATATAGACTAGGACCTTTGTGTTTTTTTCTATATATCTCGCAAGGTTCGATAAAAATATCTGAGTATTGGCCGCTAAGACCTAGAACGTAGCACATATAGCTTGGTTCGATATAATCGACTGGCATTGTATCTCTGCCTAACTCTGCTTCTACAAGCCATACGAGTGCTTGTACTTCGTCAGTAGCACCCATGTTCTTATATTCGTCTACTCGGTTAATAAACTTAGCATAGGCCGCTTCGTAAGCTTTAGCTTCTTCGTCCCAAGCAATATCTACTGCTTTAGAAACTTCGTCCCACTCAGTTTGTTTTTGGGCAGGTGTTAAGTCAGCGAAAAATTCTAAATAGCCCATGGTTGGTCTGTAGCCATAAGCTTCTTTGTAAAAATCGCTTAAGATAGTTTCGTCGTATGTATAAGTCATTTTAAAAATCCTCTTTCTTGCTTATACGTCAATCATATGCGGTAATTATGTAAAGGTAAAGGGGTAAAATTGTAATTAACTAACTTTTTTTGTAGGCGTCCAATATTGCTTTTTAAAACCAAAAGCAGGGTGGCCTGCCCAGTAACCATCTATCCATGTCCACCAACCTGTTCTGTGTTCTGGCTTATAAGCATTAGGTCGCTGTCGAGATTTAGGGTGATGCTTTTCGGCTCGTTTCCAATGGCCTCGATTAAAATGTAGTGGCATCTTGTGAAAACCTTTGTCGTATGGTTCTCTTGCGATTACTGGTTTGTCGATGTCCCATTGTACTCGATGCCAACTGTCTACTGCCTTGCCCATACCTTTAGCGGCTGACCTTCTTTGCTGTCTCGGTATTAAGCCTTTTTTAGTTAACCTTGGGCTATTAATTAATCGAATGAGATTTGTAAAATTAATCATCATAGTTTTTTGCATATGGCCGTATTTATTACGGTCGGCCTCGTAATTGTTTAGTTTGCTAGCATCTAATATTACTGGCCTTTCGTTAGGCGTATTAAAAACTAAATTAAACATAGGACCTTCTCGGCTTTGTAAAAGTTTAAAAGGTTCATTAGGTCTATAAGTACCAATAAGGCTAATTGGCGAAGTATCTATAACTGGTGGTTTATTTTCGTTCATCCACTTCGACCAGAAATCAGGCGACACGACAGAAACAAAACATTCGTTGTCTAAGTCTGGGTTGTCTGACCTATGGCGTTCTATCATAAAACCAAAGCCGTCATATAAAGCCGCGAATAACCTATCGCATGGTGGTATACATTCTTCTGAGACAGGCGCATCTGGGTCGAAAGCATCTTGGTCAAACGCAAACTCGCAAAGCCCTCGGTCTATTTCGAAAACTTGGAAGTCAGGTAATTTGTCTAATACTGCTTGCACTGGTGGCTTAACCATCGGGTGCGTTGTTGGGTTACGAATAATAAATCGTAAAATAGCGTCAGTGGTTTGATATGTAAAAATACCGTGACCAGTTCCGTTATTGTTTGGCATATAAGCTTCTACATCTGGATGCATTTTATTCTCCCTAAGTTGTGGGAGGGCTTTCGCCCTCGCCGTTTATATTTCTAGCCACTGCTTTGTATTTAAAACTTGGCCTACTGCTTTTTCTCTTTTACGAGTAACCATATGTGGCTTTTTATTATCGCTAGTGTGTGTCGCCCAATGTGTCATGCAGTTATATACCGCCCACTTGTTTTCACCCAAGCCACTGAACTCTGTATCTAGTTGACCCATAAGATTTTCTAACTGCTTCTTGTTATGCTTTTCTTCTGAGGTCTTAGATGCTCTTTTAACTAACTGTGAACGGAATAGCTTTTCTACATCTTCGCGTTCTACTTTAGTTTTCATCCACTCTTGCCATTGTTCTTTCTGGTTAAAGAAAGTTTCGACGCCAAGTTTAATTTTATTTTCGATACCCTCGACTGAAATACTATTAGTATGTCGTTGCCAAATAGATGAAACGCTGTCGGCTGTTACGCAACCGTTATCGCAAAATAATCTAAGAGCATCGGCTACTGTTTGTAATGCCCACTGGCCGTCGTAAGAATTAAGACCTCTTACTCTAAATTTAACATGGTCGCCAACGGTAGGTTCGATAACAAGGTTATTAAACTTAACGTCTATCTCTAACTTTCTGCCGCTATCGTGGCAACGTACATTAAAGTCATAATCGCTTGAGATGTCTGCGGCCTTTAGCGCATCTTCTGTTGCTTGAACAACGTCTGCGTGTGGTAGCACTTGGTAGCTATCTCTGTGAACGTGTAGATGCTCGCCAGTATCTTCGCGGACTAATAGCTTCCAACCATCTACTGGTTTCTGCATACCTTCTGGAATTAAAGGTAACTCTAAAATGTTAAAATCGTAATCGTTTGTAAAATCTAGCATTGTAATCTCCTTTTTGCTATGTCAAGAATATGTGGTAATTATGTAAGTGTACAGGTCTAATAATGTAAATTATCAATATTTTTCAGTTTTAATTTTATTTAGAAAATCCTCACCTTCTGCTACCCACTGGTCTAATGAGTAATCATTAATTCTATTAATATAAACGGAATAGGTCTCGTAATAAGAGCCGTCATAATAAGTAAAGTATTGATAACCTTTACCTCGATATAAATTAAGGTAAGGGTTACCAATGGCTTTTATTATTTTTTTAGCTGTGAGCATTTAAGCCTTTGCCTTTTTAATATGAGCGTATAACTCGGCTTGCTTTTTGGCGAAATATGCACCGCCTGCTACTATGTTGGGTTCGTCATCCCAATGGCCTTCGCGGTAGTCGATGTCGGCACGATTGTCTAAGTCGCCTGCGAAAAGTTCGAGGACGTCGATGTCGACTATAGTATTTTTGCGAATTTGCCCTGCTAGCCAACCTTCGAGAAAATTGCGGTAGCTGTGCATAAGTTCGGCTGGCTCGATATTATCGGCGGCCTCCCAAAATTGTTCGACCTCTGTGCCAGTGTAGGCCTTGCGACCTCTAAGCGAAATGCCAAAGGTGGTTGTGTTGGTAGTGCGAGGTATGTAGTGTTTAGCCATGGTGGCCTCCTTGTGTAAATTGCTTATACGTCAATCATAATTGGAAAAAACGTAAAGGTACAGTAAAAAATATGTAAATTACCTAACGTCAGATTACAAATTAACCCCTTACAATTTACAAAAAAACCTAATATGCTTGACACATAAGCAACAGAAGGAATTTTTGTATGGGAATACCAATAGAAGAATTAGACGAAGAAACTTTAGTTAAACTAGGTTTAGCTAAAGAGCAATCAAAGCCGAGAGAATACAGTCTGACTAAAGACAAGGTTAGAATGCATAGTCTTAATGTAATGGCAGTTATTTCGAAGCTGTCGCAAAAAGAACGTCGCAGAGTTTTACAACACTGCCTAAAAATTAACGAAGTGTAAGGAGTAACCAATGTCACAGATTAACCCAAAAGGTGGTGCGCTTGTTAAAACAAGCGTTACCCCTGCATCCGAAGAAAAGCTTGTTCAAGAGGCTAGGAAGATAATTAAAAGTTTTCCTCACTTTACTTTAGAGCAAGCAATGATGGGATTAAGAAAAGATATTTATGCCGAGATTTATGTCAACGACATTTACCAAGTTGCAGTTTATCGAAACGAAGATGCAGACAGCTTAGTCCATGTTCCCGAACTAAAAGGACGATGCACTTGGCTTTCAATTAAACGCAGAGACAAACGGCCAGTAAATAATTGGCAAGATATGCAGACCATAAAAAATAGATTGGTCGGGGTAGATTGCGATGCTATTCAAATGTTCCCTGCGGAAAGTAGAATGGTTAATACGGCTAACCAGTATCATCTAATTGTACTACCACCAGATGCGACAGTGCCGTTTGGTTGGGGCAGACGCCACATTGATACTGAACAGCGAATAGGTAAACCAAATGGTTCGGCACAAACGTTTCGAGGCGAAACACTATAAGGTTTCAAGGTTAGAAAAATTATGTTACTGACCGAAAGAATGGAACTGATTAAAGTTGAAATAGAAGTATCAGGTCAGCCCCAAGGTAAGGGGCGGCCTCGATTTACTCGCAACGGCAGAGCATACACTCCTGATAAAACAAGAGAATATGAAACTAGAATACACGCCGCCGCTTGGCAAAAGATGCACGAATTAAAATTAGACCCGACATCGAAGTTTTGCCATGTCGAGATTGTTGCCTTTATGGAAATACCTAAGTCATGGTCGAAGGTTAAAAGACTAGAGGCCGAATACGGTGCGATACTGCCAACAACCAAGCCCGACATAGATAATATTATAAAATCTGCATTAGATGGTGTGGAAGGTGTTATTTATTATTCTGATACCCAAGTAACAAGCATTAACGCTAAAAAGGTTTACTGTCACCCTGACCGTGGTGCTGTTCTTTATATGTCTGTATCGTGGACAGTGTAAGACCAGTCTGCACCATATTTTTCTCGCCATTTCTTTTTATCGTTGTGAATAGCTAATTTAGTTTTATCCCATAAACCTTGGTGGTGGCCTTCGCACAATGGTATTGCTTCTAGGTCGCTTGCTTTAGAAGTGCTGTATCTATCGTGGATAGGGTGATGCGCTGTTGTCGGGCTATACTGTACCTCGCCAAACTTCTTACAAACGCAACAAGGCATTTCTCTTATCTTGTCTAAATACTTTGCATTACGTTTTGTTTTATCTGCTTTTAACCCAAGCGGTGGTCTATTGGTTAAATTACTCATATGGTTCGAGTAAACTTTCATATTCTTGTATTTCATTAAAACTTTTTTGTGTAGTAGCAACAGAGTGTGTTTCAAAATACATACTACCGAAAGAACATTCTTTAACATGGTCGTGAAATAAAAGCATTCGTTCTTCGTGGTTTCTTATAATACCATTTTTATTTGGTTTTCTTTTACATAACTGTCTTGGTTTTGCAAAACACTTAGGACAGGGCATTGCCCTAATCATTATTTGTTCATCAGTGTAATGGGTCATACCCTATTGCCTCCGATAGTTTTTTCATAGCAAGTTCGAAGTAATCGTTAAATTCTTTTTGGCTCATGTCGTCAAAAGAAATGCTGTCCATAATACGCATATGTGCGCTTGCTAAACTATTCCAACGCATCTTAACATAACCACACGCCCATTTTAATTCACTATGTAAGTGTTGTTCTGTAGGCCATTTGTTGGTAGCATCGCAAACATTTTTAAGTGTAGCCCAATATAAATTATGGTGGGGGTTCGAGCGTTTGCCTGTTGGCTGTAAATCGAAAACTTGGCCTTCTTTATATTCTTCTATCTTAACAGCATCGTATTCAGTAGAGGGCATAAACTGCCCCCCACTTTTTATTACTTGTAGTTTTATTCTGGCCATAATTCTTTATTCTGGTCTAATGAATATTGCGCCCAATGTTTTTTGTCGTGCTTTATAATGTCAGTGTGAATAGGCCAACCTTGTTCTTTTCTAAGCCTATGCACTACAGCCGCTAATCTAAAACAACCGAATTTATTTAAAGCTTCGATAGGCGTTATTGTTTGGCCTGTTTTAAGCAACTGTAAAACATTGCCGTCTTGTGTTGTAATATCTTCCATAAATTTACTCCTTCTTAAAATGGTATTTCGTCATCAAAATCTTTAGCTTCATTATTGCTTTGTATTGTCTGCCCTTCGGCTAGTCTTTTAGTGTCGTTACTTTTACCTCCTAATAATTTAACTTCGGTTGCGTTTATAGATAAATACGTTTTGCCTTCGTATTCGTTTTTCTTTAAATCGCCTGTTATTGCGACAAGTTTACCTTTCAATAAATAAGGCGAAATGTTTGTTCTAAAGTAACGTGCGCCAAAAAATATTGTGCCTTTGTTTTCCCCATAGCCATCATCGACAGCTATAGAGAATTTTACAAAAGAACTTTTTTCGTTTTCAACAACTTCGCAATCTTTAGTTAGATAGCCAACGGCAGTTATATTTTTCATGAATACAACTCCGCTTTTCTTTTGTCGTGTGCTTCGATTATTTTATTATAATCATCTTCGCCTATACCAACCATATTAAGAACTTTTTCATATTTCTTTTCTGCGGCTAAAAAACGCTCTAGGTTACAATCTTCGTAAAATTCTAACATTGCATCTATGCGTTCTTTTTGGTCGATACTTAAATTGGGTTCGCTATTCTTAGGCTTTTGATTTTTAAATTCGTCGGCCTCTTCCTCGCTATAAACATCGCCATGTAGACCAACAAGTTTTAGTATAACTCTGTCCTTGGCTCTTTTCTCTGCCATGGCGTATGGGTATTTATTTGTAGTGTTATAAGGCGCGGCTTCGCCAATCGACCATTCTGTAGCATCGCCCATATGCCCAGTGACACAGATAGCAACATACTTTTCTTTTATATTGCTTTCGATAATGTTAGGCGCATCGAAAACTATATTATGTTTGCTAGCTATTTTTTCTAATGCTTTATGTAACACCACTGGCGTACCGTGGCAGTTCCAAGTGGCTTGTCTTTCTGTTAAGCCTACATCGGTAATTAAATCTTTTAATCGTTCTGGTATCTTTGTCATTTCTTTTCTTTCTCACAATTATTTCTAATAAATTCAAATTCATTATATAAAGACCAAAAACTGGTCTCTATGTCTCGTATATCAGAAAGCCATAAATCCTGACAGTCTGCTATTTGGGTAGATGTATTTCTTAGCACTTTAAATGTTTGCCATATAATCTCCTTTTCTTTATTGTTTAAAGGCATTGTCAATTTTCTCTAATTCTAATTCTATGATACCTCTTTCTGAACTAGGGTAATCGTCATAAGCCTGTTCGATAGCCTTCTCAACGATTTCATACCATTTATTAGGAAAGTATCTGCCTGCAGAGGCATCTTCGTCATTTAATTTAATTGTGTAATCTAAAACTGCTTTTGTGATAGCTAGTTTTACTTCAACCATTGGTGGACGTTTTTTAGTATTCATAACATTTCTCCTTTTTGCTATGTACACTCTAGGTGATTTGGAATATGTTGTAAAGGAGAAAACAAGTAATCGTAAACAAAAGAGGTTAAAAAATGGAAGAAAAAAATATACTGAGTTTAGATGCAATACGTTATAAACTTAGAGATAGAAACTTAACAGCAGTAGCAAAAAATGCTAATGTATCAAGACCAGTTTTGTACCAAATCATTAATAACGAAACTGACCCAAAGTTTTCTACAGTCGAAAGATTGTCAGATTACTTACAAGATTAAACCCTTAGAGCCATGTCAAACTCTAAGGGTTATAAGCAATAAAGAAGAAGTATTTTGCAATACTTATAGATTACAAGGAGTAACCATAAGTTATGAGTAACCTAGTTTCAAATGTAATACAAACAAAATTAATTGGTTCACCTACAAAAAAAGCAATTCTTATGTATATGGCCGATAAAGCTAGTGACGATGGTAGCGGTATTTGGGTTAGTAAAGGCAACATGGCGGCAGACTTAGAAATGTCTAGTCGTGCTGTTCGAATACATATTAAAGATATGTTAGCAATGGGTGTTCTTAAAGTTTCTGGTCAGAAAGAATGCCGAAACGGTTACACGATAGATTATCAAATTAATTTACAAATAGTTAGCCAGTTACCTTCAACTAGACCACCCCTGAATAACGTTCACCCCTACCAAGGAATGACGTTCAGCCCTACCCCTGAACTAAATTCAGGTAAATCATTAAATAAACCATCCGAAGAACCAATTATATTAGTAAGGTCTATAGATGTTGTTGTAGAGCAGTTTAAACAATTTTGGGATAAATACCCAAGAAAGACAGCAAAAGCACAAGCGCAAAAAGTTTTTGCAAAAGCATTAACTAAAATAGATTTTGAGCCAATGATGGAAAAGTTAGACATTTTTATCGAAGCCCATAAAGATACGAAGAAAGAATTTATACCTCACGCAAGTACATGGTTAAACCAAGAAAGATGGAACGACGAATATGAAACAGAAAATAAATTAGATACGCAGAAAGAAGTTTTAAGGGAGATGTTAAATGCGCAATAACGAATTAAAAGAAAAAATGTTAAACCTTCTCGGTAGATTAAACGCACCAAGAGCGGTGCAGGGTAACAGTGAAAGTATGAAAAGCGAAGCAGAATTTTTATGCGATAAAATTATTAAACTTGCACCTAACAAAGGTTATTTAGATTGGTTTAACCATTTCGAAGAAACTTTATTAAGTAATTTAGAAACTAGAACGTGGCCGACTGCAAAAGAAATTAGTAAAGCGGCTAAAGAGATAGCACCAAAAAGACCAGAGTTTCAAGAATTGCCGACCGAAAAATATGAGCCTAACGAATTGAAAATAAACGCAAATAGAATTAATAATGGCGAACCAGTAGGCGAAAATTATGTTTTTGGGTCACTTGCTGAACAGATGGTTCGAGCGGGTTTAGTGGCAGAAAAGCAACTAGAGCCATATAAAGAATACTTGAAACGTATGAAAAATGATTAAATTATGTTACACAGGTAGCGAGGTGACGAACTCCTCCCTGTTCGAAATTGTTCCGCTTTATACTGCTTTTTTACGGACACGATACCTCGCCAACTTCCCCTGCCTTGCGCGGGGGATTTTTTTAAGTATAATATATAAACAACAGAAAGGGCGCACCCATGGCAGATGGACGGTCTTGGCCTGCTGATAAGGTAGAGCGCAGAGACATAGAAACTCTAATACCTTATGCACGCAATAGTCGCACGCACAGCGATGAACAAATTACACAAATAGCGGCAAGTATCAAAGAATGGGGTTTTACTAACCCTATTTTAGTCGATACCGATAATGAAATAATAGCAGGCCATGGTAGGCTCTTAGCGGCTAAAAAATTAAATTTAAAAGAAGTGCCGTGTATTCTCGCAGACGGTTGGACAGAAGCGCAAAAAAAAGCTTATGTAATTGCTGACAACAAATTAGCATTAAATGCTGATTGGGACAGTCAAATGTTAGCTTTAGAGTTAACAGAATTAAATGATAATAAATTTGATTTAAACCTTATTGGATTTAGTATCGACGAATTGAATGACATCTTTGAAACAGACAGCTTTAAAGACATACCAGATGATTTTCAGGAATTTGACGAAGAAATAGAAACAGACAAAACTTGTCCTAAATGTGGTTATACATGGAGCGGTGGTGAATGAAACCGCAATATAGCATACCTTCTATGAAACAGATAAAAAAAATACCTTGGAACGGTTATAACTGTATATCTACATTTTCGGGCGGTGGCGGTTCGTCAACAGGTTATAGAATGGCAGGCTTTAAGGTATTGTATGCAAACGAATTTATCGAAGCGGCTCAAGATACTTATAGTGCTAATAAGGCAGACTATACAATTCTCGACGGTAGAGATATAAGAACAGTAACAGGCGCAGATATATTAAAAAAGATTAATTTAAAAAAAGGCGAATTAGATTTATTTGATGGTTCGCCACCGTGCGCATCTTTTTCAACCGCAGGTAAACGCCATAAACAATGGGGTAAAACAAAAAAATACTCTGATAGTAAACAAAGAGCAGATGATTTATTTTTTGAATATACGAGGCTTATTAACGATATACAGCCAAAAACTTTTATAGCCGAAAACGTAAGCGGTTTAGTTAAGGGAACTGCCAAAGGGTATTTTAAAGAAATATTAATAGAATTAAAAAACTGCGGTTATCGTGTAGAAGCCAAATTATTAAACAGTGCCTTTCTTGGCGTACCACAGGCAAGAGAAAGAGTTATTTTTGTAGGTGTTCGAACAGATTTAGGTTTAGTGCCAAAGTTTCCAAAGCCGTTAGAATATTATTATACTATCGAAGATGCTTGGAAAAATATTAAAGAGCCGCCAGAAAAAGAAACCAATGTTGATAAATACTCAATTAAAAAATTATGGTATGAAACTAAATTAGGTAAACAGCACCCTAAACGATTTAATTTAGTAAGGCCTCACCCCAAAAAGCCAAGCCCAACAATGATGGCAACGCAGACAGTAGGCGCGGCTCAAGTTATGCATCCGTTAGAGCCAAGAGCATTAAGTATAAGTGAAGTTAAAAGAATATGCTCTTTCCCAGACGATTATATTTT